CGTTACCGGAAGACGCCGTGAAACACGCCCTTCGTTCTGCCAGAGCCTGAGCCATTTGAAAATAACATTATCATTGACGCCATTTTCACGTGCAATCTGTGCAACACAAGCTCCAGGTTGTGATGCCAGTTCCACCATACGAAGTTTGAATTCATTCGAATAGTTTTTACGAGGTTCTTTTCGCCAGTCCTGTAATTCCATACTTAGATGTCCGTCTATATCAGATGGGCGTCTAAGTTACCAATTCTCGTCTGATGGCTACATACGGCGGTCAGTTTACGCTTACGGCTACTGGGGCGTGACCGCCCGGCAGTTTGTTAACGACCTTAAAGCGCTTGGTGATGTGACCCATATTAATCTTCATATCAATTCGCCTGGTGGCGATGTCTTTGACGGCATCGCCATTTTTAATGCTCTTAAACATCATGGTGCGTCAATTACCGTTCATATCGACGGTCTGGCCGCGTCTATGGCCTCTGTCATTGCTATGGTAGGTAATCCGGTCATCATGCCTGAAAACACCATGATGATGATCCATAAGCCCTGGGGCTTTGCTGGTGGCGATGCCAACGATATGCGTGACTACGCAGAGCTTCTGGACAAGGTTGAGTCTGTTCTGATCCCTGCTTATGCAGAGAAAACGGGTAAGAGCCCCGATGAAATAGCGGCGATGCTGGAAGATGAAACATGGATGGACGGCAAAGAATGCGTCGCTATGGGTTTTGCCGACCAGGTCACCCCCTCTCTTCAGGCTATGGCCTGTATCCAGTCTAAACGTATTGAGGACTTCGAAAAGATGCCAAAAAATATTCGCAACATGTTAACGCCGCCGCGAGCTACCACGCAACGCGATCCCCAGCAACCACAAATGCAGCAGCCGGTGGTGAGCCAACCTTCCGTAATTGACGAAAACACCATTCGTGCTCAGGTAATCGCTGAGCAAAAGGATCGCGTTAATGGTATTAACAACCTCTTTGCGATGTTTGGTGGTAAACACGCCGAACTGCAGGCGCAGTGTGTAGCAGATATGGACTGCTCTGTCGATCAGGCTAAAGACAAACTGCTGGCGCTGCTGGGTAAAGATGCTTCACCATCGGCGAAAACCACACCAGCGCATATTCATGCAGGTAACGGTAATTTTGTCGCCGATGGTATTCGCCAGGCATTGATGGCGCGTGCCGGATTTGAAGATCAGGAACGTGACAATGTCTACAACGGCATGACCCTGCGTGAATATGCCCGCATGGCCCTGACTGAGCGGGGAATTGGCGTATCCAGCTATAACCCGATGCAGATGGTAGGGCTGGCGCTGACGCACAGCACCTCTGATTTTGGCAACATCCTTCTTGATGTCGCCAACAAATCGATTTTGCAGGGCTGGGACGAAGCTGCAGAAACCTTTGAGCAGTGGACAAAGAAAGGCCAGTTGTCGGACTTTAAGACAGCGCATCGTGTGGGGATGGGCGGATTCCCGTCTCTGCGGCAGGTTCGCGAAGGCGCTGAATATAAGTATGTGACTACCGGCGATAAAGGGGAAACCATCGCGCTAGCCACCTACGGAGAAATTTTTTCCATCACTCGCCAGGCAATCATTAATGATGATCTGAACCAGCTCACAGATGTTCCGATGAAAATGGGCCGTGCCGCTAAGGCGACTATCGGTGACCTTGTTTACGCCATTCTGACCAAAAATCCAAAACTCTCAGATGGTAAGGCGTTATTCCATGCAGACCACAAGAACCTGTCCACCGGTGCTATTTCCGTCAGCAGCCTGGACGATGCCCGTAAACTGATGCGCCTGCAGAAAGAGGGAGAACGATCTCTGAACATCCGCCCGGCATTTATGCTGGTGCCGGTCGCGCTGGAGACACTGGCTAACCAGACGATTAAATCAGCGAGCGTAAAAGGGGCGGATATTAACGCCGGGATTATTAACCCGATCCAGAATTTTGCAGATGTGATTGCAGAGGCCCGCCTTGACGAAGCTGACGCAAAAGCCTGGTATCTGATGGCGGCAAAAGGGACGGACACCATCGAAGTTGCGTATCTGAATGGTGTTGATACTCCTTACATTGATCAACAGGAAGGGTTTACCACTGACGGTATCGCTACAAAAGTTCGTATCGATGCTGGTGTGGCGCCGCTTGATTACCGCGGCCTGGTGAAATCCAGCGGCCAGTAATCATTACAGTTCTGAAAACGACGCCCGGAAGGGCTTTTTTTATACCTGAAATCAGCCCTGCGGGGCTGACAGGAGACGTTATGGCTAAAAATTATGTGCAAGACGGCAAAACCATCCCCGTGAAAAATTCTGGTACCGAGGAAATTCTCAGCGGTACACCCGTTTCTTTAGGCGGGATGATTGCGGTTGCAATTACCGATATTCAGCCGGGTGATGTAGGCGACGGATTCGCTGAAGGTGTCTTTCTTTTACCTAAGTTGCCAACGGATGCCGTGACCGCCGGGGAAAAGGTATATCTCAAAGCTGGAAATGTTCAGCTGGATGACACCGATGCGGTGTTAGCCGGGACTGCCTGGGAGGATGCTGCGGCAGGCGTTACCGTCCTGGAAGTCAAAATCAATGGCTAATGCCTTTGACAATATGGCTGGCAGAATGGATGAACTGACGGCGAAAAGGCTGGGCAGAACGGTGACTATTAATGGCGATGAGCATATTGCTGTTGAAAGTCACCTGCTGCCTGAGCTGGGGCCAGTCGCGGGGGATGGGATTAACCTGGTTATCTTCAGCGCTGGCTATCAGTCGGCGCGGGGAGATGAGGTTATTTATAAAAGTCAGGTTTACACCGTTACCCGATGGCTCCTCTTTAATGGTAAGCCGCAAATCTGGATTGAGGAGGTCACAGGTGACGATTAAAGGGCTGGAAGATCTCAGGCAGAACCTGAGCAATATCAGTAAAAATGCCATTCCTCGGGCGACATCCCAGTCCATTAACCGGGTGGCTGGAAGGGCAATCAGCCGCAGCTCTACGCGAGTGGCGAAAGAGACTAAGGTTAAGCGAAAACTGGTCATGCAGCGCGCCAAACTTAAACGGGCAAGCCCTAAAAAACCAATGGCTACCATCCGGGTAAATCGCGGCAACCTCCCGGCGATAAAGCTGGGGCCAGTACGAGTTCAACTTTCACGACGAAAGCGCGACAACGGTAGTTCTGGAAGCGTTCTGAAGATTGGGAATTTCAGCTTCCCTGGTGCTTTTGTGCAACAGCTTAATAATGGTCGCTGGCATGTTCTTCGACGAACCAGTAAATCTCGTTACCCGGTAGAAGTGGTGAAAGTACCTCTGGCCACCCCCCTGACTGCTGCATTCAAAGAAGAACTTCCCAAACTGATGGCATCTGATATGCCAAAAGAAATGATGGCTGCGATCAAAAATCAGATAAGGCTGGTAACAAAATGATTCACCCGCAAGTACGAAAAGCTGTTCTGGATAAACTGAAGTCAATCAACTCCGGAAAAATATTCTGGTATGACGGTCGGCCAGCTTTCCTGGCTCCAGAAGAGTTACCTGCGGTCGCTGTATATCTTACTGATGCAAAGGCGACGGGCGGCAGTATTGATGAGGAAGAGTGGGAGGCTGTCCTTCACATTGAAGTATTCCTTAAAGCAACTGCTACCGATAGCGAGCTGGATAAATGGATGGAAACCCGCATCTATCCGGCCATGGCTGACGTTCCTGAGCTTGCCAGTATCGTTGAAACCATCAGCGTTGCCGGGTACGACTACCAACGTGACGATGAAGCCACTACATGGGGCTCCGCCGATCTCCAATATTCCCTGACTTATATTATGTGAGGACTATATGCCAACTCCAACACCTACCACGCCGACGAAAGGTGCCGGGACAACTTTTTGGATTTATACCGGAACTGGTGATCCCTACGATGATCCGTTAAGTGATGTCGGCTGGACACGAACGGCAAAGGTTAAGGAATTAACACCTGGGGAACTGACTGCAGAATCATATGATGATTCGTATATTGATGATGATGCGCCTGACTGGGATGCAACAGCTCAGGGTGTTAAGTCAGCCGGTCAAACCAGCGTAACACTTGCCTGGAAACCTGGTGAATCTGGCCAGAAGGATCTGGTTGACTGGTTTATGAGTGGTGATGAAAAATCTTACAAAATTAAATATCCAAATGGGGCAGTTGATGTTTTCACCGGCTGGGTAAATAGTTTGGGTAAGACTATTTCACGAAACGAAGTTATTACCCGTAGTGCACAAATCACCAATAAAGGTAAACCTTCTCTGGCTGAAGATAACGCTTCGACTAACCCTTAATATATTCGTCAGCGGTGCTAAGGCACCGCGAAAGGTAATGAAATGACTTATCTTAAAAAAGACACATTAAATCCCGATGGTGAGAATATTTTACTGTTTGAGTTATCGGCTTACAGTAGAATGCAATATATTGAATTTATGGTTGAAGAGAGGAAGTCATTACCGTCAGAGGAAAGCACACCTGAAGAAAACTTTAAATTGGCCACCTTGTTGACTATGCGTGATCAGGCCATGCTCGTTGCATTATCCTTGAGCGAGGCTGATGAAGAGCAACGTGAAGGGAAAGATATTTTCCCTGAAATTATACGAAAATATCCACCAGGGTTATTGGGCAGCGCTGCATTACTTGTGCGTATGCTTTCAGGGATGATCCCACCAGTTAATAATGACACTGAGAAAACTGAAGAAGAGGAAGAGCCAGATTTGGAAAAGTCCTGACCCGCTCACGTCGCTTTGCTATGCGATTAGCCAGGGAGTTTGGACGGCCAGACTGGCGCGCAATGCTTTCGGAAATGTCTTCCTCTGAATGGTTCGAATGGATTGAGTATTACCAGGATAATTGTTTTAGCGACGACCTCCTGGACTCTCATTTTGCCAATCTTAGTTATCTTGCTGTCAGTCTCTTCACCGATCCGGATAAACACGGAATTACCTCCCTTGATTTTAGTTTGTTATCAAAACGTGAGGGAGAAAGTGAGTTGGATTCAGACGAGCAACTTATGTCGATAGCCGAAAGCATTCCTGGAGGAGTTCGCTATGTCCCAGCCAGTGGGTGATCTGGTCGTTAAAATTGACGGCGATAGCGCAAAATTTGATGAGGAAGTTGCTCATCTGAATAAGCAGCTGAGCGGGTTAGGTAGAGCCGCGAACGACAGTACAGCCCAGGTAACCGCAGCTTTCACGCGGCAGGAGCGTGCTGCAAAACGTGCCGGTATTTCAATCGGCCAATACAATAATGCAATGCGCATGTTGCCTGCGCAGCTTACTGATGTCGCAACTCAGTTAGCTGGTGGGCAAAGCCCATGGCTAATTTTGCTCCAGCAAGGCGGTCAGGTTAAAGACTCATTTGGTGGCCTGATTCCAACATTTCGAGGATTACTTGGAGCTGTAAGTCCGTTGGCCGTTGGGGTTGCAGCTTTGACCGCCGCAGGTGCCGGAATTGGATATATCTTCTATCAGGGAACGTCAACCCTTTCCGATTTTAATAAGACGTTGACGCTATCAGGTAACACGGCTGGTCTGACCACCGACAGAATGCTGGCACTGGCAAAATCGGGACAGCAAGCAGGACTCACCTTTGATCAAACCACTGATTCTCTGACTGCATTAATTAATGCTGGTGTGGGGGCGGGTGCGCGTTTTGATGACCTAAGCCAGTCAGTTGCAAAATTTTCTACGGCATCTGGTATCCCCATTGAGAAGGTTGCGGAAGCGTTCGGGAAACTGACCAACGACCCGACGTCCGGCCTGATTGCGATGGCGCAACAATTTCATAATGTGACAGCAGAGCAGATTGATTACGTTGCTCAGTTACAACGTTCAGGAGATGAAGCCGCTGCACTTCAGGCGGCTAATGATGCGGCGACGAAGGGATTTAACATCCAGACTCAGAGCCTGATCGATAACATGGGGACGATTGAGCGCTCTGCTGATTCGTTGAAACGCGCGTTTAAATCCATGTGGGATGCTGCTTTGGATTTGGGGCGGCCTGATACCGCAGAGGAGATGGTAAGCAAGGCGCAATCAGCTTTTAAGCAGGCTGATGACATCTGGAATCTCAGGAAAAATGATCGCTATGTAAACGATGAAGCCAGAGCCCGTTTCTGGAATGACAGGGAGTCGGCCCGACTGGCTCTTGATATGGCGCAGCAGCAAGCAGGTATTGCCAAAGCCAGCGCAGCAGCGGCCGAAAAGGAAGCGGAGGCAGAATCTGAAAAACAGAAATATGCCGCTCAAGCACAAGCCAATTATGCTAAATCGCAGACTGCGCTTGAAAAGTATACTACCAGGCAGAATGAATTAAATAAAGCTCTGAAAGAAGGACATATCCTACAGGCTGATTACGCCATCAATATGGCCGCAGCCAAGAAAGAATATGAGGCCACCTTAAAAAAAACTCCGAAACCAAAAGGCGTTAAAGTTTCTGCTGGTGATCGTTCTTCTGATCAGACTGATGCCGAAACCCTGCAGTTGATGACGCAGTTAAAGTTGCTGCAACAGCATACGGGGCTTAACGATACCATCAGTCAGCAACGTAAAAATTTGTGGTCTTTACAGTCAAAATTCGCGGTTATAGAAGAGGCGTCGAAAACACGCGCACTGAGTAAAGATGAACAATCTTTACTCGCCAGCAAGGATAAGGTTCTGGCGCAGGCTGAGGTTAATGCGAAACTTGGCGATCAGATTGTTGCTCAGGAGCGTCTGAATAAGCTTCAGGATAACTCGTTAAAATATGTTACTCAGATGCAGGAAAAGACTGCAGCACTGACAGATAGTGCTGGGTTAAGTGACAAGGACGCACAACGTAATAGCGAGAGGGCGCAATTAAGGCAGGGATGGAAAAATCAGGGTGGAAGCCTGGAAGATGAAGGGTATCAGAAAGAGCTTTCCGCACTTGAGGGTTATTACGCTGCACAGGATGAAATGCGTAATAACTGGTTGGCCGGCGTTCAGTCGTCATGGGAAAACTATGCTGACATGGCCACCAATTACAATCAGATCGCTGCGGATACAACCAATACTGCGCTCGGAGGAGTAACAAGCAATCTCCAGCAGGGGTTATATGACCTTGCAACTCAGTCTGAAGATGCTGGCGATGCCCTGAGTAACATGGTTGAAGGTTTTGGTAAGACAGTTATTCAGACGCTGGCTCAACTGGCCGCACAGTGGCTGGTTTATCAGGGCGTTCAGCTTCTGGTTGGGAAGACCACTCAGGCAACCGCTGTTGCTCCGTTGATCGCTAATGCGCAGGCTACAGCGCTTCAGGCCCAACTTGCAGCGTATGCATCCACCGCTGCTATCCCAATAGTTGGTCCGGGTCTGGCACCTGCAGCACTGGCTGCGGCTGCTGGTGTCACTACCCCTCTTGTTGCTGCTATCTCAGCATCAGCTTTAGCCGGTATGGCTCACGATGGTATTGATAAAATACCTGAGACGGGGACTTGGCTATTGAAAAAAGGAGAAAGGGTAACTACCGCTGGAACGTCTGCAAAACTGGATGCGACCCTCGATGAAGTTCGTCAACAAAGAACTCTCGGGGGTAAACATCTAGTTGCAGAATTCCATAATAATTTCTCGGGAAAACCTGATGATACCACTATGCAAATGGTAAATCAGCAAATGAGGGAATCAGAGAAAAGGCTAAAGCACTATTTCACTTCTCAGATAATTAACCCTACTGAGGATTATGGACGCTCACTCAATGCAGTATATCGGGGGAGGCGTATTAAATAATGACCGATATATATTATCCTCATGAATACATACCCGGACCGACGTACGATAATTATGGATTTGAACCAATAGATCCAATGATTAGAACCGACAGGATTGGAGGGCTTGCCAGACAGCGTAGAAAATATACATCAGTACCAACTAATAATACTGTTGTATGGCAATTTAAAAGTGATGCGCATGCACAGGTATTTGAATCGTGGTATAGAGACGTTTTAACTGATGGTGCAGCATGGTTTTACATGAAATGTAAAACTCCAGTTGGATTAAAGTTTTTTAAATGTCGATTTAAAGGGATTTATAAGGGACCCTCATTCATTAAACCAGGCTTGTGGCGTTATTCGGCAATAGTTGAATTAAGAGAGAGACCTCTTGCCCCAGTTGGTTGGGGCCATTACCCGGAATGGCTTGCGGGACAGTCTCTTCTGGATATTGCGCTTAATAAGGAGTGGCCGAAGCATGACGCAGATTAAACGCCTCTACGCCAGCAGCGGACCGGAGGTGATCATTGAAACGCTGCAGATCACCATTGGTTCTGACGTCCATTATCTGTGCCAGGGCTACGAGGGTATTACGGCAACGACGGAGAACGGCGATACCGTAACGTTTTCCGCCTGTGCGATAGACATTGCTCTGCCGGCGCGCAATGCGGACGGCACGCAGGACCTCAAATTTGCCCTGTGCAATATCGATGGTGTTGTGTCCACGGCGATCCGCAATGCCCTGGCTAACAGATTGCCTGCATCGCTGACGTACCGGCGTTATATCTCCACGGATTTGGCGGCCCCTGCGGAAGTGCCGTATACGCTGAAAATCAAGTCGGGCTCCTGGACGGCGACAGAGGTGCAGATTACCGCGGGTTATATGAATATCCTTGATACCGCCTGGCCGCGTTACCGCTACACGCTCCCTGTATTCCCCGGACTGCGTTATATCAGCTAAGGAATTCCAATGTTTAACCCTGATAAATACCGTTCAGTCACCTGGCTGAAGGGCGGGCGCGTATACCCGCAACTCGACTGTTTCGGCATTGTGAACGAGATACGCCGCGACCTGAATTTACCCGTCTGGCCCGATTTTGCCGGGGTCACCAAAGACAACGGCGGCCTCGACCGGGAAGCGCGCCGGATGATGCTTACCCTTGAGCGCTGCGAACCCTGCGAAGGGGCCGGGGTGGCCTGTTATTCCGGGTCGACTGTCACCCATGTAGGGATCGTAGTCAGTATCGATGGTCTGTTGCATGTGGCGGAATGCAACCCAGGCACGAACGTAACTTTTCTGCCGTTGCCGCGATTTAAGCGGCGCTTTGTTCGCGTGGAGTTCTGGCAATGACCATTCGTTTTTACCCGTCCCGGCTTCCCGGTGAACCACTCGAAACGCATGAGCATGGTGTAACCAGTATTCGCAGCTGGCTGGTGGCAAATGTTGAAGGCTACGAGGATCGGGATGTCCCACCGCTGACCGTTGAGGTTGAGGGGCAGTCAATTCCGCCAGGCGAATGGGCTATTTTCGTGATCCACCCTGATAGTGATGTCCGGCTTTATCCGGTGCCTTTCGGGCTTGAGGCCGCGACAATTGCCTGGATAGGAGTGGGCATTGCCGTCGCATCTGCGGCTTATTCATTGTTCATGATGAGTAACATTGATGCCGGCGGCTATACGTCATCCACAGGTCGAAGCCTCGACCTGAACCCCGCTAAAGGAAACAGCGCGAAACTGGGTGATGCGATTCGTGAAGTTTTTGGGCGCGTGCGTATTTATCCGGATTATGTCGTGCAGCCCGTTACCCGGTTTGATGCCGCCGATCCTACGAAAATGCGCGTCCAGATGCTGCTGTGTCTCGGTGTCGGTGATCTGATTTATACCAATGGCGATATCCGGGTTGGCAGTACGCCAGCTTCAACGCTACCGGGATTCAGCAGCACCCATTACCCGCCAGGCGCGGACGTTTCCGGTGATGAGCGCAGCGAAAACTGGGTCAACTCCACCGAAGTGGGCGGGACGTCATCCGGCACCGGGCTGGATATGGCCCAGACGTCGCCGGACGCAGACGACATTATCGCAGACAGCATGACCGTATCCGGTTCGAGCGTAACGTTTACCGGGCTGGATACGGATGATGATGACGATAATGACGAGAACGATAACGCACTGCCGCCCAGTTGGGTCGCTGGCGCCGTGGTCGAACTGAAAGCCCCGGCGAACTACCAGATCACCACGGCGGCTGGATACAGCGTTATCGCCAGCCCGCTGCTGACGGAGATCGCGCCGGTGGTTGGAATGCCGGTGACGCTGGGGTTTAACTCTGTCGATTACGATCTGTTTATCGCGTCATATACCCCCGGTCAGGCTGCAGTGCCCGGCACCGGGGGGAGTGCGGCAAAAGTCCAGGCCAGTGCGGCCCCGACCACCTACGATTTTTCGACCAGCTCCAGCACGTTCACGATCACCTGGCAGGGGGTTACCTACCCGGTGTCGCTGGTGGCTAACTATGTCTCGATGTCGGGACTGCTGGCGGCCATCACCGAGGGACTCACTGGCTCCGGCCTGGTTGCACAGGACAACGGCGGCACCGTACTGATAACCGAGTCGGCCAGTCCGTTCGCGGGTGGGGCGATCACGTCCTCTTCGCTGCCTGCAGCTGTTTTCGGTGATGCTCCGGTTTACACCTCCGGCACGGCATCAACCGGCGGCAGCCCGGCGGTAACGGCGAATGTGACGCTTGCCTATAACAGCGCCACGGGCACTGCATTCTCCGGGATGCCGGAGGGGGTGCAACGGCTTTCACTTGCTCACCGCGGGAATGAGTACCGGATTGTGTCAGCTGACGGCACGACGGCGACGGTGGTGCGCCTGGTTTCCGGTGCCGTTGATGAGTCATGGCCGGGATTCTCCGCCCGGACGATGATCGACTATGAGGCCACTGGTCTTAACGACACGCTGAGCTGGCTGGGGCCGTTCCTGGTTTGCCCTGAGAATGAAGTGGTGGATGCATTCGAGGTGAATTTCTCCTTCCCGAACGGCATCTGTGGCTTTGACAGTAAGGGCAAAAAACGGATCCGCCACGTGGAGTGGGAGATTCAGTATCGCGTCTACGGTTCCGGATCGGGGTGGGTGAGTCACCAGGGAGAGTATGCGCTTAAAAACGTCAACGGGCTGGGATTCACTGAGCGGATCACCCTCAGCTCACCAGGGCTGGTAGAGGTTCGCTGTCGCCGGCGCAATGAGCAGGGCTCAAACAACGCCAGGGATTCGATGTACTGGCAGGCACTGCGCGGGCGACTGCTGACGCGCCCTTCATCCTATCCCGGCGTGTCGCTGATGGCGGTGACCGTTGAGACGGGGGGCAAATTGGCGGCTCAGTCGGACCGCCGCGTAAACGTGGTGGCCACGCGGGCCTATGACTCAGGAACGGCCAGAACCATTTCTGGGGCGCTGCTGCATGTCGGGAACTCGCTGGGACTGGAGATGGATGCCGACACCATCAACGCGCTGGAGTCTGCGTACTGGACGCCACGGGGAGAGTATTTCGATTTCGCTACCGGCGACAGTATCTCAGCGCTGGAAATGCTGCAGAAGATAGCCAATGCCGGGAAGTCCCGCTTCCTGTTGAGCGATGGCCTGGCGACGGTCAACCGTGAGGGGATTAAGCCCTGGACTGGCGTGATCACTCCGCATGAGATGGTGGAGGAGCTGCAAAGCGGATTTATCGTACCGTCTGACGATGATTTTGATGGCGTCGACGTGACGTACATCAACGGCGTCACCTGGGCAGAGGAGACCGTTAAATGCCGGACGTCGGACAATCCAACGCCAGTGAAAATCGAAAACTACAAACTCGATGGGGTACTGAATCAGGATCACGCCTACCAGCTCGGCATGCGTCGCCTGATGAAATACCTGCAGCAGCGGGTGACGTTCCAGACCACTACCGAGCTGGACGCGCTGTGCTACAACTTGGGCGATCGCATTGTGCTCACGGATGATATTCCGGGTAACAACACGATTTCCTGTCTGGTGGAGGCGATGACAACGGCTGGTGGCGTGACAACGTTCACCGTTACGGAGCCGCTGGACTGGTCTTTCGAAAATCCCCGCGCGCTGATCCGCTATCAGGATGGTTCTGCATCCGGGCTGATGGTGGCGAGCAGGGTAGGCGATTTTCAGCTGTCAGTCCCGCACCTGAGCGAGTTTGATGACCCGATGAAGGTTGACCTGTCGTCGGCAACCATCGAGCCGATCCGCCTGGTGTTCTGCGGATCAACGCGCCACGTCTACGACGCCATTGTAGAGGAGATCGCCCCGCAGTCTGACGGAACATGCCAGGTCACCGCTAAAGAATACCTCGAATCGTTCTACCAGTACGACGACGCCACATACCCCGGCGACGCTGCTTAATACCAAAAAAATCCCTTTCAACTTTTCTTTCGCTCAAACCCTCGTTTGGGCGAACGCCTTTTTTGGAGCAAAAAACATGGCCGAACTTAACCCGCCTTTGGGAACGACGACGCCTGAAATATTCCTGGATAACGTCAAGCGCGCTGACGAGCTGGTTAACGGTCCGGCCGGAACGGTTAACGACCGCGCAGGCGAACCGCTCGATACCTGGCGCCAGATGATGGCAAAGAATGACGAAATTCGGCAGAACATCATCCCGCTCAGTAAGCAGTACATGACCCTGACGGCAGCGCAGGCAGATATCGCGAATATCCCTGTGAACGCCACAACCTACGTGCGCAGCCAGGACGGCAGCGCGCTGGCTACAGAGTATATGAACGTGGCAGGGACACTAACGGCCACGGGGCGGAAAATGCTCTCGCAGGAAGGGGTTGAAGCGGGGCTGGCATATACAGCGACGCTGACAGACCGGGAAGGTATTAAGCGACAATATGGCGACTACCAGGATCTGACAGGGTTAAAGCTGCTGGACGACCCTGCGCTGATGCTACCGGAAGATTCAGTAATTGAACTGCGTACCCTGGCGACAACGTCGGATGTGAACACGGTTTACAGTCGGCTGGTATTTTCTTCAGCGGGTTCTGAAGTGATGGCCTTTGTACTGCCGGGAACAAAGACGCAGTACGCTCAGGGAAAATTCTGGTCAGCCTATCGCCTCTTCCGGTTCCGGGACCTGAAGTATGTGGGCATTCTGGAAACCACCGCAACGCTGGTCCGGGTGCGCTATGACCTGCCTGCTGGCTTCGGCGTCCCGGTGGCCGGTTCAAACTATATCGCGCTGGACTTAACCGGGAAATTCGCCCCCGCTCAGGCCGGACTGGTCACGTCGGTGACGAGGAAGTCCATTTCGGGTACGGCAATTGCGAATGCCATTCAGTTTGTGGTCACCCTGGCAGAGCTGACTGCTGCGGGCTTTACTGCCGCCACGGTGGGAGACTACCTGAAAACTATTGCTCCGGATTGCCTGTTTGCCGGATATGCGGCGTACGATACCACTATCGCACAGACCGGGTTTGAGGATTATTTCAAAGCCCTGTTGCCTGCCGGTGACTATACCGTCAGCACTGAAGGCTTCACCACATCCGGTCTGGCTGTCCTTCCGGCAGGAAGTTATGCCGTCTGGCGGCGTAAAGTGGTGCGATCGGTGCGGGTGGGTAACTATCAGCGAAAAGGTACGGACGTCAAAAATACCCTTTCAGCCGGGTACGTTAATTATCCGGTAGAAATCAGGGTCAGTTTCTCACCCGGTGACGTCCCGGATTCCGATGCCCTGCTGGTGACAGATACTGACGGTAATACGTTTGATGCCCAGTTTGCTGATGATATCCATGTTAACCCGCGTCAGAAGTCGAATATCAGCTATCACGCGGATGGCTCCCTGGCGGCAGGGTCTGTTTTCATTCTGGATTCGCTGTCCAGTGGTGCGCAGAAGTATTACGAGGTGAAAGCCTGGAACCGTCGCCGGACTGATCTGGCCTCTGGCTCCTGGCCGCAGCTGGTGAAGACTGCCGACGGTTACAGCGTGACGGTCAGCGGGTACAAATACACCTTTTTACGCCAGCAGGGATTTGCCCTGACCAGCATTACCGACCCGGCGGGTATTGTTCATAACATTACACACGGCTGCTATTACAGCCAGGTGGTTGCCGGGGTGGCGGTGGATGAGCGGCTTATTCTGGGGGCATCCATCCGGCTGGTGAACACAGGGCCGGTCTTTACCGAGCTGGAAATGACGGTACGTAACCGGGCCGGAAACACGCTGGCAGAGGGCGCCCTGATGGCAACAGTCCGGTACCGTCTGTTCAGAAACGGGAAGGTTTCTGTCCGTGTCATGAATACGGCGATGCAGGATATTCCCGTTGGCGTGCTGTTCGGGGTGTACTCCCGACTTCTGCTTAACGACGGAGTGTACACCTACGACACCTCCCGTGCGCTGGCTTACTTTACCGATGCCACAACGGGTAAACGCTTTACGGCGGCGCTGGTCTATGCAAACGGAGACGTTCACCGGGACGGGCCAACCTACGGGCCAAACCGTCCGGTTCGCGGTACGGCGCTGGTACCCGACGGGGCAGCGTACACCCGCATTGATGCCGGATGGCGGTATGGTTCATCGAATATTACCGATTATTCGTTCCTGAACTGGCCGGTGAAAAAAGGCTGGACCTGGACACACGAGCTGTGGATTGACTGCGATAACAGTGTGACAGCGGCGGCGTCGAATGCCACGAATGCCCTCATTAACAGCCAGGCACTTAACCGCCCGGTAGGATTTGCGGGTGACTGTGGTTATGCGGGCGTTATCCGTCAGGATCTGCTGGAAAAAATGGCCTGCCATATTCGCGGTTCAGTGGAGTGGTGGAAATCGGAAGACGCCCGCCAATATGGCGGTGGCATGCCATTCATCAACGGTGAAGGTAAACTGGAATATCCGGCATTTTATTGTGTACCGGCGGACATTTTCCTGCTGGCCCGTTATGGCACCGGTGATCTGGATACGGTGTACGCCACCTTTAAAAATTACATGGCACTGGATAAGGGCTCCATCATCAATCCGGGGGCCGCGTATACCGGCGGGTGGTGGGGGCTGCAGTTTCAGTCGCGTCTGAGCATTCCCTGTTACGAGTGGCTCTACAAAATGGCGGTGAAGGCGGGTGACCCGGCCAAAATTACCGAGCTGAAGGCGGGGATAAAAAGCCTGGCGGATGCCGTCTATACGTACTGGGCCGCCAACGGCGGTATTCAGATTGCTGGCACAGCCACCGGGATTGGTGCCAGTAATGCCAATGCCACGGGACTGCGGGCGCTGGCGCTGGGGATTTATACCGGGCAGGACAGCAGCGGGCATTACCTGACAGCCTTTAATGCTGTTGAGGCGCTGCTGACGGACCGTAACCAGTTTATGAAGGCGGAAGGAATTCTGCAGGATGCAGCGACGGAATACCCGAGCCGGGCGATGTACCTGCACTACGCCAGCTATGCCGTTAACAACTATCTGTTAGCCTGCAGACTGCTGGACCGTAAACCGGCCTTTGACCTGGTTAATTTCATTCTGTCCGCGACCAGCGGAATGGGGGCGTTTAAGGAGGTGGATTTTTGCATTTCCGAAAGCCGCCGGGGTGCTGCCAATACCATCACCTTTGCGCTGCTGCCGCTGTTTTTTTCAGACCGGCCATCAGCGTTATCGGCAGCGGGCAGTCTGCTGGATAAACTGAAAACGCAGTACGGGCCAAAGCCTGGCTTCCCTAAACGGTTCTTTGGATTCGACGGCACGAATGCTGCGGGAGACACGCTGTCAGAGATCAGTTTTGTGGCGTCAACGTTGTCTGATTTGTGGCTTTTTTACAACCAGGGTTAGTACACAGTCTGAAATAGTAAGAAACATCTGGAAACGATGGAGGTTTTCTCTGAAAATATGCTGCGCGCAAAGACGCACACAGCAATGATGTTATGCAGTACTTTCCCCCTGAGTGTGCCTGCTCAGGGGGATTTTTTCTCTACCTGCCCGTCTGGTAATCAGTAACGTATATATTTAACCTAAATCGGTAATTCCCCATGCCGAACTGAGATAGGCACTTATACTGTCGAGAACGGAAGCAACCTGCGCCTGTGTCAGCGCTGTCTCGAAAATCAGCTCCATCCCCATCGTAATGGCAGCGCCTGCAGGGTATGCAGCGGGCGCATGATGCGAACCTATCCGGATCGTGCGGTCGGTATAAGCGGTTCGGTTGACCAACGCTTTCGAGTTCTGCCAGTTAAGCGGTCCTCCCTGCCTGGCAGCAATCCTGGCAATCCCATTGTCACCATCAACCAGCTCCACAAAAGCGGCCCACTTCGTTGTGTCGTATGCCGCGCTGTAGTAGTTGATCATGTTCGTTGGCGTGACGTTATTGTCCTCTACAAAGGCCCCGTAAAGACTTTGCCCGGAAAACAGAAAAGCGAGTCCGTCGCCGCGATACACTGCCGGTGAGCCGGAATAGCTGTAGTTACCCATCATGAAGGCCTGCTGGGTTTCGGTAGCCGCCGTTGGTTTTACCGGCTTACAGATCACGATATGGGTCTGGTTTTTGGTAGAAACTTTCCCGGTATCAAAACAGTTACCGAAACTACAGACCGCCCCGAAATCAGCCTGGATCGATGGCGAACCGACTTTGGTCAGTGGAGCGGTGTTGTCGGCACGGTTTCTCATGCTCAGCTCTAAGGTTCCGCCGTGGATGTACATCGCTTTCAACCCTGCGATAACAGGTAAATCCGGCTGCATGAAATGCCCTTTTTTCGGATGAGTTCCCGGAATTACGACGTCACCGAGTTTTGGGATATAGATATTGTTCATAAGAAATTAGCCTTTAATCAGTGCATTGTAGAGTGACGTTGCGACCAGGTTGCTGCCCGTAGCATTCGGGTGCAGGTTATCGAGAAAGCAGCCGAGGCTGTTCATTTCAGCCCAGGAGTCGAAAAGGTCATAGATGCTGAAAAACTCGACATTCAGCGTCTGTGACAGGTCGTACATGACATCACGGAAATCAACGATGGGCGTTATTGCTGTTCCGTTCGTGCGGGGTGGTGCCATCAGAATAAAGCTCACATCAGGGAGCACGGCGCGACAGGCAGCAATGTACGTTTGCAGAGCAGTACGGAATGTGGCTGTCGATTCAGAAATCCTGTAATCGTTATTCCCGATGACAATCGCAATCACGTCAGGCTGCATTGTGCTCAGGTACTCTGCGATTTTGTCGGAGAACAGCAGGAACTGATCGGCAAGAATCCCGGAATTCCCCGCCTTGCTCATCACACACCCCGCAACGCCGCTGCGCCACAGATAAAACCCGTGGATAGCGACACGCCCCGTGTTGCCATCGGTTTTGATGTATATGGTTCTGACCTCGTCGGCCATGCCTGTCAGCAACACCGATTTTGTCGTGCCGGTATTCCCGCAGACAACCTCTGTCCACTGAGTGATCCCGCCAGCGTCGTAGCCGTACTGGAAACGCCCGTTCAAATCCTGGTAGTAAATACGGTAGTCCGTGCAGCGGACATTCGTCACCCTGAAATAGTCGGTCGCCATGGTCGTATTGACTGACTGACCATCAATTCCGCAGCCGTACAGCGGCGCACCACTTGTCGGCGATGAGTCATACAAATTCCACCCTGCAGAGCGGTTGATATTCGAGCCATCGCGTGCCGCTCCGTAGTTAACCGTGCGCCAGCCAAGACCGGCATCACCATAATCATCATGCAGCAGCCCGGCGATAGCGGTCGCCAGTTCGTTATTCTGCGTCCAGCTGTCACCCGTCAGCATGAAGTGTGGCCGGGTTGCAAGGCCAGCTTTGAGCTGAGCTTTCTTCGCTTTCCAGCGCCACAGAGTTCGCCCGTCGGTATGCAGAGGAATGTTGTAAGCAGCGGTGTACATACGCCGCTGATACCATCTTGCAAAAATTCCCCTGATGTTTGGCCCGATGCCCGTCGCATCAAGCTCGCCATCCTGGAACCAGAACGGGACGTTTCCGGCGGCATCCATCATCCCTGGTACAAAACCAGGGGAAACCAGAGGGACATTCTGGTTAAGCGCGCTGGCGATGATATCGTTGATATAAGCCCATATTTTTTCCAGCAGCCCCGTCGCAATTGCCGACGCATCCAGCCCACCATTCCAGTACACCGGTACATTGCCGGCGCTGTCCATGAATAACGGGAAAAACAGAGGGGAAACCCCTGTTACCTGCACATTCAACGCATCCCCCAGCCGCGCATGAACATCCTCATAGATCATCTGATACAACGATGCGGCAATCCGGGAAACCGCAAAACCGTTATCCCAGTACACAGGCACGTTCCCGGCCCCATCGACAAAGAAAGGGAAGAAGTCACCACTGACAGCCCCACTGGCAATAAACTCATCGATAAACTGGATAACTGCGTCGACAGAGCTCTGTGATGGCATCCTGCGCCCGGTTTCCGTCAGCGTCCCGGAGACATTTCGGTATTCGATCGCCAGAGCAGAATCATCCGGACTGCGTGCATAGGTGGTGGCACCTTCTGGAATACTGGCAATATCAGCCTGAGCCTCTTCCACACTCTGGTATTGCTTGCCAAGTGGGATCAGGTTCTGGCGGGTATTTTCGACAACAGCAGCGAAGGTCTGCAGCATAAGACGCCAGGAGTCCAGCGGTTGTCCGGCCCGGTCGGGAACGGTGGCCGCATCCCCATTGACCAGCTTATCCAGGCGCTCGGCGTTATCGAGCAACACAGCGGGAGACGTGCTCCCCAGCTCCGGGTTAAAGGCCATGTTTTTTGCTCCAAAAAAGGCGTTCGCTCAAACGAGGGTTTGAGCGAATGGCCGTGGCTTTTTACAATCAGCTATTTCAAGGAGTTAGATAGTGCTGATTGGCTATGCGAGGGTATCCACCGGGGATCAAAACCTCGATTTACAGAAAAACGCGCTGCTCCGCGCAGAATGTGAGCTGGTTTTTGAGGATATGGCCAGCGGGAAAAATGCCCGGCGGCCAGGGTTAAAGCGCGCCTTACGGCGGCTCCGCCCGGGCGATGTGCTGGTGGTCTGGAAACGGGATCGGCTGGGGCGCAGCGTGCGCGACTTAATCACTCTGGTCTCGGAGCTGCAGGCCCGCGGGGTAAATTTCCGAAGCCTGACCGATAGCATCGATACCAGCACGGCCGCCGGCCGCTTCTTCTTCCACGTCATGAGCGCGCTGGTAGAGATGGAACGAGAGCTGATTGTGGAGAGGACCCGCGCAGGCCTGGTGGCGGCGAGAGAGCAGGGTGTATTGGTGGCCGCCGGCGGGTAATGACCACTGAGGTTGTGGAGCGATGCCGCAGGATGTTGGGTACTGGCGCTACCCGGCAGCAGGTGGCTGATGTGACAGGCGTGGACGTGAAAACAATCTACAAGTACCTCCCGGCGACTTGAAGACAAAGATTTCACTACTTTTCCTGATATGTTACGTTTGGCTTAATCAATTCATTCAGCTTTGAAAACAGTTTGGTTTGTTCGTGAACGGTAAGAAAACAATAAGTTTTGAACAATTTTTAACTATTAACAGCAATCTTGTTTCCATCTCGGATACATGGGCAGACTTGTGGGCGTTAATTTTTCACACAGGTTTAAGCGCTGGAAGGCTGCTGAGTATTCGATATGATGATATTGATGATGGCTTGATACTGATACGAAAACAGGATCACCTGAAAGAGCTACGTGTTGAATCAACCCCTCCAGTGGAGGGGATCATTGCTCGTAGAAGAGAACGCTATCCAGAAGATGTTTTTTTATTTCAGAGCCATTCTAACCGTGTGAAGTACCAACGCCGGCCGGTCACTATAATTGCTTTCAACGCCGCTTTACGTCGCGCCGCTAGATCATTACCAGACGTTAACGTAAGCAGTAGTAGCGCGAGAAACATACCGGACTAACCGCCTGTCCAGCCGCGTGTGGCCGATGTGACAGGCGTGGGGTGAAGACGATTTACTAATATTTGCCAGTACAATACGGCGATAAAAAATCCCCTTGAGCAGGCACACTCAAGGGGAAAATACTACATAACATCATTGCTGTGTGCGTCTTTGCGCTCATCTATCTTCCAAGAAGATGCCTAAAGCTTCCAGATATTTCTGGTCTGAGCAGTTAAAACATTGGGTCGGTAGCCGATGTAATAGGAGGGGGTGAAGACGATTTATAAATATTTTCCAGCCGGTTAAGTTTGCTCACCTGCGAACTGTATGCCAGAGCCCTCAGATGAGCAATTTGCTATAACTTCAGAGCCTTGATTATACGCCCCCAGAAATCCCGTGGAGCAGCTTTCATAACGCTGAAGCTGCTCCATTTCCGATGTCGCAAGGTACTTGTATCTATATACATCAATGAGTAATGGGATATCGCAAGTACTTTTAGCATTCTCTGGCAAGCTAAGTAGAACAATATGAACTATCATCTGTCTACATTGATGAACTAAAGCTCGATGCAAAAATTAACAGAAATCAGTTGATTTTTCATCTGCGGCTTGTTATCTTGCACTCAGAGTCGAGTTGTACCTGACTCTCACGCACATTAGAGAGGCAAAAATATGTTAACGCCGTTTGGTAAGAAAGTAAGGAAATTACGTATAGACGTCGGTGTCACGCTGAAAAGCATGGCTGATGCTATGGGCGTGACCTCGTCTTACCTCTCAGCAATTGAAACAGGAAAGCGGGCTGTAACCGATCCTGTATTGAAAAGTATCATTAGCTATTTCACTAATGAAGGCGTTCATGCAGGAGATGAGTTAACAAAAGCGGCGCGTGATTCTCAACAATCTGTTGAGATTAATCTATCGGGTAAGAATCAAAATGCTCGTGAAGTAGCGATGGCATTTGCACGTAATTTCGATGAATTAAGTGATGATGAGTTTAAACGTCTACGTGAATTGTTAACTAAAAAACAATAAGTAGGAGGCTCTGTTTGAGCGGACAAGATTATCGAGTACCACCTTTAAGCCGCAACGCGGTGCGTGGTTTAACAAGCAAATTACGCTCGATGCTGAAAATACATGATTTGTATTTTCCCGTAATTGAAATGCTGGAGTTCGCACTACCGCAGATCTTACCTAACTTTTCGTTTGAAACAGCTTCTGAAAAGGAGATGGGGGGGGACACATGGGCTAACTATGCCTCAGGACTCGCTTATCATCCTTCGTGAAGATGTTTATGAGGGAGCTCATGAAGGAAACGGGCGTGATCGTATGACGGTTGCTCATGAGATTGGACATCTACTAATGCATAAAAATATTGCTTTTGCTCGAGCTGAGCCAGGAGTGGAAATTCGAGCTTTTGAAAGCAGCGAGTGGCAGGCAAAGTGCTTTAGTGGAGAGTTGCTCGTCCCCTACAGCCATGCAGCTCTACTAAGAGGCATGTCTGTAGAAGAAATAGCTGAAGCGTGTGGGGTTTCTGCACACGCAGCAGATTATCAAAAACAGTTATTAAAAAAGTAAAACCCTGACGGCGCCAACCATCAGGGTTTAACTAGGCGATGATACCAAGAGGCATCGCACCGTGAACTTCTCTATAAGCAACCCGAACATAACACTTCGGGAGAGTAGGTTCAAGGAAAAATCTCTCTCGGTAAGGAGGTGTTTATGGATGGGTTTAAAGTCAGTTGTTTCAAAAGCGGCTCCGAAGGGATTCCGCTGGGTCTTCTGTCGCTACCGTAAGGTTCGCGGGAAGTCCGCAAAAGTCCTTGATGCGCATGATTATGGCTACGAGGCTTGGGCTTTCTTGGTTCGTTGCTAAGAAAGTATATTAAAAAGGCACCTAATAGGTGCCTTTTTTTATGCGGTTACTACTTCACCATGAGGAAAGGAGGTCCAATCGTCAGCAGGAGTGTGATGAGGGGAAAGGTGAAGACAGCCTACAAGTACCTGCCCGCCTCTTAAAATCATTGCGTTGCGTCGGTGCGTCTGATCGATAGCTGTAACCTGTATTGATCAGATCCCTCATTAAATCTACTGTATATAAAAACAGTATTTAAGGAGGTGAAATTATGCCGCGAAACTCAGATATCGAAATAGCCTGGCGTCAGGCAATGGTCATTGAGCCTAATGGCCGCCGCACCGTGACAACGTCCGGTTTTATCCGGGAACTCGCAAAAGTTAACTGGCACTGGTCGCCACGCCAGGCTAACCAGTGGATAGAGCACTATGTGACGACATTCCGGGATGTCTCAACGCAGGAAGGCGATGAGCGCACGTTCCAGTTATACAACCCGAACGGAGGGCTATAACGTGGGATTTCCGTCGCCAGCAGCAGACTATGTAGAAGTACGACTGACCGTCGATAAACTCTGCGGTACCGGCCCAAATACCAGGCTCGTTCAGACAGAAACTGGTTACACCGTAGTCGATGTCTCCGGTAAACCAAAGCAAGGAGATACCGTTTTAATTCAATACGGCGGCGGCACTGATTTTGCAAAAATTATGGGCCGGGCATTCATTACAAGAGACGGTGAGGCTCTGGAAGGCGAGGCTTTGGATGATGTTACAGTTGTCGGGGTGGTGACATTCGTCATCAATCGAGCTTGGCCTACTGATGACGAATGCCCTGTCATATAAAGTCAACGGATTGTGTGTACATAAACGAGTACAATGAAAGTGATTTATTTTGATGTTTCTCTTTTTAAAACAATATATTAGATTGTTTTATAACCATATCCATTTAACTAAGAGGACAATGCGGCATGAGTATACCCGCTAATGGAGTGCGGGGTAAGTACGCTGCCGCTCGATTGCTTAAACCCTCGCCATTTATGCCGGGTTTTTATCATTTTTCTTAATGTTTTCCGCACGTTCTGCTTTTTGGCGTGCTTCTGCTTTACGCTTGTTGCTCATGTCGTTACGAATCTGTGCATGACTCATTAACGCGAAGATAAAGGTGCCGCCGCAGATGTTCCCCGCTAAAGTAGGTAGTGCGAAGGGCCAGATGAAATCGCTCCAGTGCAGCGTACCGTTAAACACCAGATAGAGGATTTCAACAGAACCGACCACGATATGGGTGGTGTCACCCAGGGCAATAAGCCAGGTCATCAATATAATCACCACAATCTTTGCCGCACCTGCTGCAGGAAACATCCATACCATAGTGGCGATCAGCCAGCCGGAAATGATCGCGTTGGCAAACATCTCGCTGGGGGTGTTCTTCATCACATCCATGCCGATTTTGACAAATGCATCGCGAGTTTCTTCATTGAAGATAGGCATATATTCAAATGCCCACGCAGCAATACCAGTCCCGAGAATATTACCCAGCAGCACGACTCCCCATAACCGCATAAGTAAGCCAACGTTGCTCATTGTCGGTTTTTGCATGACGGGTAGTACCGCAGTCACGGTGTTTTCGGTAAATAATTGCTGGCGGGCCATTATGACGATAATAAAACCAAAGGTATAACCGAGATTCTCCAGTAAGAAGCTGCCCGGCACACCTTCCAGTTCGACATGAAATATCCCTTTTGCCAGTAACGAAGCGCCCATCGACAGACCCGCCGCAATGGCTGACCACAGTAGCGCCATTGCGTCGCGTTCCAGCTCTTTTTCACCATCCTGGCGGATATGCTCATGAATTGCCATCGCCCGGGAGGGGAGTCGGTCTTCATCTATTTCTATTTTTTTGCCGCGCTCTTTTTCTTCGCTCTCAACTTCAATTTCGTCGCTGTGTTGATCAATTTTGTCGTTGTCCAT